TTGTGCCTGCTGTGCTGCTTCGACGGCGGCCCGATATGCTGCGCGTTCTGCCGGATTGCTTCCCGCTTGATTTTTTCTTGCCAGATCCTGTTGCTTTTTTAATTCTGCCTTTAATGCTTCGAGTTTCATTCCGGCGAGTTCCATGTATCGGGATTTCAATTTGTCAATTTCAGCGATTTCCTGTTCCAGCTGTGACATTTTCTTTTTTGCGTTGTCTTCGTCCATTTTGGCGAGTTCTTCTTCCGCCTTTTTCAAATCTTGAACCGCTGCTTTTTTTGCTTCTTCTGCTGCGGTCGCTTCTTCCGCTGTTTCCGGAACAAGTGATTTTCCTTCGCGGATTGCTGCCAGTCGTTCTTTCGCAGCTTGCGCTTTTTTTAGATTTTCTATGATTTCTTTAATCTTTGCCGCGGCTTCGTCCATTCCGTTATCCTGGGCATAAATAAGAGCCTGTTTCATGCGCTCCATGTTGGCGACTTCGTCTTCATCCGTAAGATTCCAATTTCCGCGCCGCTTGGAAAATCCGAGTTCAATAAGCAAATTGAAATCCTTATCCATTCCAAGGCCGGTGGCGAGTTTGTCTTTCCAGTCAAATTTCGCATTAAATGAACGACGTAATGCGTCGGCGGATGCCTGGTTTTCGTCGGCTTCCGCTTGCAGTCGTTCGATCAATGCTTCCCGCTGTTTGGCATTTAATTTATCCTGTGCCGCTGCTGCGCCTAAAATCTGCCCGGTTGTCTCGTCAATCTGTATTCCAAGATCGCCATATTTCTTGGTTAATTCGTCGACAATAGTCTGCGCCTGAAGCTGCTGTGCTGCGGTCAATTTTCCTTGTTTTTCAAGATCGACGAGTTTCTGAATCATCGTTTGACTTGTTTTTATTTCGGATTCCATTTTTTCGCGTGCTTGTTTTGCTTCATCCGCGAGGCGTGAATGCACGCGGCATTCTTTTTCGGCTGCTTCTGCTGCTCTCTGGGAAACCGAATCTAAAATTTTATACGTTACGACCAATGCTGCCAAAACTGCCAGAACCGGATGTGCTGCAAGAAACGAAAGCGCCGCATTTAATCCAATAGTCGCGGCGGCGGCGACCTTCGCGCCGACGGCTTCTGCGTAATAACCAGCCGTCTTCAATGCGGAAGCGCCTGCGGCTGCTTTTGCTGCGACGATTGATTTTATGCTGGTCGCCATAATGACGGCGGCTTCCCTCTGGTGTAATGCTATGGAAAGTCCTTTTTTTGTCAATAAAGAAGCAATAATCGCGCCGCGCGCCATATCTTTTTTCATAGCCAGCGATTTTGCGGCCGTCAATGTGTTTTCTGCTGTTGCTGCGGTTCGTGCTGCCGCTGCTGCTGCTTGATATTGTGTCGCCGCTGTCGCTGCGTTTGCCGCTTGCGTTTTTGCTGTTGCCGCGGCCGCGGCCGCGACGGATTTTTGTGCGGTGATCTGACGCGTAACTTGGAGATTTGTGGCGTTTATTCCAGCCTGTTTTTCGGCTTCTGCCGCGACGAATGCAGCGCATTCAGATTCTTTTGCGGTAATTCCTGCCTGAATTACTGCGATTTGCTGCTGTGACGCTGTCCCGGTCGCCATTAACGAGGCGATTTTTTGTTGTTCTGCCGCGACGAACGCTGTTGTTTCTGCCTGTTTTGCTGCGATTTGCTTTGTACTTTCTGCGATTACTGACTGATTTGCGGCTGCTTGTGCCTGTAACGCTGCGAGCTTCTGTGCCTGTTCCTGTGCCGTCGCTGCGGATCGCTGTGCGCTGTCTGCGAGGTCGCTTGCCGTCTTCTGCTTTTCGAGTGCGATTTCCTGGGCGATTCTCGATTTTGTCGCGGCGAGTTTTATACTTTCCGCTTTTGCTGCTTCTGTCGCTTTTGCTGTCTGTCCGGAAAGTAATTTGTCAAGGGCCAGGATCGGGGATAAAATAGCCTTGAATCCTGCGCCGACCATAGATAAAATCTTAATTCCGGCGCCGAATGCTACAAATCCGCCTGTGATTGCTAAAAATCCTTTCAAAAGGTCCGAATTTGCGCCGATAATTTCACGAATCATCAGGCAAAATGAAGAAGCGGATTCAATGACCGGACCGAACGAAAGGGCGATTATTTCGCCGATTGCCAAAGAAACGCCTTCGGCTGCGGATGCCATACGGCGCAGCGTTCCGCCGAGACCGGCTTCCATTTGGTCGGATGTCTGCTGCGCTACGCCTTGACAATTCTCCAATTTTTGAAGCATGGCGTCGATTGCGTCCGTATTTACGGAAAGCGTGCCACCGCCAAGAGAACCGCGTGCGTCGAACACTTCTTCTGCAAAATTGATCTGTTCGGCGTTTGTCATGTTTTTCATGGCTTTTGCAACATCGACGAGAATATCCTGCATTTTCCGGAGGTCGCCGGTGATGGTCGTCGTTTCGATTCCGTATTCCTTCAAGAAAGCCTGGACCTTCGGGTCTGCCATTCGCTTGAAAGATTTTCCGAGGGCCGTTCCCGCCAGGGAGCCGCGGATTCCCATATTTGCCAAAACGCCCAGCATGGCTGCGGTTTCTTTCAGGTTTGCGCCTGCGCGCGAGGCGTGTGGTCCCGCCATTTTCAGCGCTTCGCCGAGGTCCGTCAATGTCTGGGCGCTGCTGTTTGCCGTGACGGTCAAAATGTCGGCGACTTCGGATGCCTGGGACGTTTCCATCTTAAAAACGCGAAGATTATTTGCTGCGATTTCGGACGCGGTGGCGAGGTCTGTTCCGGTTGCCTTTGCAAGATTCATCATTGGTTGAATAGATGCTTGAATCTCTGCCGGATTGAAACCCATTCTTCCGAGCGCTGTCATACCTTCGGCGACTTGCGCTGCCGTGTATGATGTTTCTCGGCCGAGTTTTTTTGCCTGTTCGGTCAATGCTGCAAATTCGGAAGCGGTTGCGCCGGTGACGGCGGCGGTCAGTCTCATTTTGTCGTCAAAATCGGCAAACGCTTTTGCTGCCATTACGAACGGAGCAGAAAAAAGCGGAGCGATTGTCGTCATTTGGGAAGCGAATGTTTTTACGGATGCGACGAGGCCTTTAATTCGTCCCTGTGCGGTTTTTACTCCTTGCTGAAGCTGCGCGTCGTCAAGGGTCAATTTGACGAACGCCATTCCCGCCATAATTGCGCCGGTTCCTGCCATTGTGTATATACTCCTGAAAAGGTGATATTTTGCTCTTTCAGATAGTATTTACACCGTGACGGCGTGCGGATTGTGATTCCAAACGCGGAAAAATACGATTTTCGACTTGAAATGGATTGAAAACGGAGCTATATTTTCTTTAATTTTAACGGAAAGGCGGAAAATGTTTGCTTTTTTTGTCGGATTCATTCTTGCAGCGTTTTTAACCGTGCAGCTGTTCGGCTGGCTCGGTCTTGCCGTCGTTGCCGTTGTCTTCCTTGCCGGTCTTTCCGGGACCATCGTCAAAAATCCGGGTCCTGTGTGCCGATTTCTTGACCGGGTTGAAAAATGAATATCTTTCCGGAAAAATGCTTTTGTGTCGCCTTGGTCTTTGATGATCTTGTTAAAAAAAATTCCGTTCCGAAAAATGTTTTGTCTTTAATCGGAACAGGTTTTTGCTGGGCTGAATACTGGAAGCGTGAAAATATGGCTTCTATTTATGGTGATCGTTTCAGCGATTTTTATGACGGTTTTGATGTTTGGTTTTATCCTGAATCCTGTTTTGAAATCTTCAAAACATGGTTTTCTGAATATGCAAAGAAAAAAATAAAAGAATCAATGGAAATTCACAAAACCGTTGCACCTGTGCTTCCTGATTGTGAATATAAAAAAGATTCGATTTTTTACGGAAAAAAAATTTGTTTTACTGGCTTTTATCCTGAAGACAAAAAACGAATTGAAAAAATATGTCTTGCTTTGAATATATATAAATGTCCCATTGTGTCCGGAAAAACGGAATTTCTTGTTACTGGCCCGAATATGGGGCCTTCAAAAATAAAATCGGCGCAGGATCGAAAAATTCCTATTATTGCAGCGGAACGTTTTATTCCTGAAATAATTTGAAATTTATTCTTCAAATGTCAGCTGGATCAAATCAAAACTTCCTTTTTTATTCTTCTGAATTTTGCAGAAAAATTTTGTTCTGATTTCTACGCCGAACGCATTTTTAGAATCTACATACGACCGAATAATAAAAAGGCCGCCACCCATATCTGAAACATGTTTTTGTGCGCCGCCGAATGGAAATTTAGCGCTTGACGGTGCTTTTAACCTATCTTCTACAAAATACTGCGCAGCGACCCATGCGTCTATTTTACTGGCGCTTTTTTCTATTCTATCTGTATTTTTTTCCGTCCCTGATGAAGGCATGGAAATCCATGCAAAAATACAAATCGCAGCGCAAATCAAAACAATAATACCGGCAATACATCCGACCTTTTTATTCGGTTGCTGTTTCATGGATTAGATTTCCTTTCATGTGTTTATTGTTACCATACATCAAAAATAAAAAAAGTCAAACGAAAAGGCGGCATTTCTGCCGCCTGGATGTTCCCGACTTTTATGTCGGGAAGATTATTCTTTTATGAAATCGTTGACGTCGATGTTTTTGTGATCTATGAAAACGGCTTTCAGTGCTTCCATTGACTGTTTTTTATTCAATCGGACGAGAGGCTTTTCGCGTGCTGCGGCTGCTCTAAACGGATTCAGCTTGATCATGTCTGCCGGTTTGGAATGTTTTGCGCGGTGCATATTGATAATCGTTGCGCAAACGGCGGCGGTATGGTCCCACTGAACGGTTAATCGTTCGTTTGTCATTCTCTGGAGCTGTCGAATAGAAAACGGTTCGGGATTTATACCGAGGATTCCTGCGAATTGATCGACGACGGCGTCAATACGTTTTCGATCTGTGATTCGACTTGCTGCCTGAAATCCGGTGTCTGCAGGATCGCTTCCAATTTTTCCCCCGCCTTTTCGGAGTATTCTTTGCTTATCTCGTTCAGCTTGCGCAGCACCTTCCGGCGGGCGGGGCGGGAAAAATTTATAATTTCCTCCAGGAGTGCGTCTGTTGCTTTGACGATGGTGTCGCCGTTGAATAAATCGGCGAATTGTTCATCTGTGATTTTTCTTTCGCGGCATTGATTTTCACAAAGGATGAAAATAATATCGAAAAGCAAAATAGAATCTTTTGCGATTTTTTCGAGTGCGGATGCGTCCTGCGGATTTTCTTTTGTGTCGAACGTGACGGCGTTCTCGATGTCAATTCCGAGGCGTGATTTGATTTTTCTTGCGGTTCCGACGGTGAGTTCGATGTCCCATGCGGCGCCGGTTTTATCGGTGAACGATTGCATTTGTTATACTCTCCTGAAAAAATGATCGTTGTTGAAAAAAGCCGTCCCGGATCGTGATTGATCCGGGGCGAATGCTGAAAATCAGCTGTTCTTCCAAGTCGGGGCACGGCCGGAGGAGCCGCCGATGTCGGTCGGTTCCGCGGTGACGCTGACGGAAATTGCTTCTTCCAGCGGCTGTTCGATGCTGAAATTCGTAATATCCCAGTCGGCGTCGAGGCCTTTCCCGTCGCCGTCGGAAACGAAAATCGCGACGGCGGAATTTCCGAGGAAAGCGGAAATCATGGACGTAAAACCTGCGTCCTCTGCGTCGTAGTTCATTTCAAATTCGACGGAGGCTTCCTTGAGGGTTGCCTTTTTGACACGCCAGCCGGAAGCGGCGCGGGTGGTGATGTCTGCCGTTGCTTTTTCGAGATTGAGCGAAACGTCTTTGACGTTCTTCAATTCGGTGGCGCCGGTTGCACCGGGAGCGCCGATCAGCAGTTTTGCTTCAAGTCCGATTTTGTTTGCCATTTTTGAAATCTCCTTTCGGTTGGTTAAATGGTGTTTTTCCAAAACTGGGCGATTGTTGACTTTGATTCTTCAAGGGAAGGCCCCATAAAAGGACGTGGTGCGATTACGGCGCGGGATGTCGTCGGGAAGCCAAACTTCTGGACGACGTTTTTTGCTGCGCGGATCGCCATTCGGCGGGATCGAATAGGAACGGAAAGGAAAAAAACGGTTTTTCCGCTGATTTCATTTTTCCGTTTTCTGATTCGATTTTGCCAGTCTCCTGCATTATGTCCTTTTCTTGCCTGATTCACGACTTCCGCTGGCGAATTTGCCATAAAAAGCGGACCGAATTTTACAGCCTGAAAATAATCTGCGACTTGTGATATGCTTGTCATTTTCGGGGCTTTCTTCACGAACCAGGCGCGATTTGGAGAATCTGCGGCGATTCCGCCAAACTCCAAAGTATGCGGAACAGGTCCGTTCAAATTTTCCGGTTTTGAGATTCGCTGGGGACCGATATATGCCGTCAAATCTTTTTCGGAAACCGAAAATCTGATTGACTGCTTGAACGTTCTATGATCGAACGGCGGTTGTCCAGGCTTGGAAGCCTTCTTTTTTCTTGTTCTGATTTTCCGTTTTGCGACGGCACGGACGTATGCTGCCGCGCGCGTCAGGGCCTTCAGGCTTCCTTTTCGTGCGGCTTTTTTCATTCTGTCCGGCTTTATGTCGGTTTTTACGGAAAATTTAATCATTTCAAGACCTTGATTGTTACGGTAATGACGGAAATAAAAATCTTGGTTCGTACCATTTGCGGGAGGTCGTAAATCGGATCGCGGTCGATCTGTTTCACGATTCCGAAACGCTGCGCGGTTCCGATTTTTTCTGCGCGGAGTTCTTCAGCGATATTCTGGCAAAGGAGAAGAAGATTTTGCGCTTCCTGTGCGGTTGCCTTCTGCATAACTGCAATACCGATTTTCAAAATATCTTCATCCGATCCCCTGGTGTCGTATGTCGTTTTTTCGGATTGCGGCGTTACGACGATTTTCAGGGAGGACGTTACATCCGAAAGGCCGAAATCGGGGAAGAAATCGGCGACCGCTGCGGATGCGCCTTCGATGGCTGCGACCTTTGCGGCGAGCTGTTCGGTGTAAAAAACTACGTTTGCAGATTGTGTCTGCTGCGAATTGTCCGGCATTTGTTTTACTCCTGCTGTGCGGCCGATGTTACGGGGCCGGTATATTTGGCATGAATCCTTTTTTGCTTTCCTGTGATGTGCCAGCGCCAGCATGGTTCATCATTCGGAGCGCAAATCTGGAATTTTTTTCCGTCATACTGGATCATGTCGCCGACTTCCGGCGTTGCGGAGAAATCGTCCTCGCAGGTGATAAAATCTATCTGCATGGTGCGAACCGTAACGCCGTATTGGTCTTCGGTGCGGAATAATGTTTTTCCGATTTTCGCGGGGATGTCTTCCGCGAGTGCGGATGATCCCCGGAAAATGGAAATTTCTTCGGCGGCGAATGAAAACGCCGCCTTGGATAAATTCCGACCTTCGTCCAGAATGGAACTCATATTCAGTTGATCTTTGCTTTGACGACGGTTGCGCCGGAGCCTGCGGCTGCGACGGCTTTGCCAAGGGTGGCAAGCCCGGAAGCGCTGGTCCCGGTGGCAATTCCGCTTGTCGCGTTCCAGTAAACGGTGGCGCCTGCGGTGATCGCTTCGGAAGCGGTCTTGTCAAATTCGTAAACGCCTTCGACGGAAATGGCGCCGGTCTTGTTGGCCGGAATGTCGGCGTTAGCGATTCCGACGAGGGTCCCCTGAACGATGACGTCACCGGCGGAAATTGCGGCGGACCCGGCAGTATAATCAATGTCGGCGCCGTTCTGAATGAATCTTGCTTTGCTCATAGTGAGAAATCCTTTCGATTTATTGTTGTTGTGATTCCGGCGGCGTTATGCCGCCGGTGTTTGATGCTTTGGATTAGTCGACGCCTTTGTTGAAAACGATTCCGCGGTGTTCCTGCTCGCGGACGCCGACGTCGAAATAGGTGCGGAACTGCATTCCAAGGGTATTGAAATCGGTGTCCGCGTGTTCGATGGTGGGCGTGCGTTTTCCCTGGAGGCAGCCGATCTCGAAGGTGTCGACCTGGTTGGGATCGCCGAACAAATACCAGCCGGTGGCGCTTGCGTTTGCGTCGAACGTGGAAATCTCCAGGAAGGGTGCGGAAACGGTTTCGAGGCCGAACCGGGAGACGATGTTCAGGGCGGGACCCGCGGTGCTTCCGCCGGTCAAATTCAGGCTGGACAGCAATTCCTGGGCGGTGGCGTCAAGTCCGGACGGGCAGAGGAGGAATTTCGGCAGGACGTTGATTGGCTTGCCGTTTTTGTCGGTCTGCTTGAGGAATTTGGCGCGGGCGCTCTTGATAGCGGATGCGGAAAGCGCACCGGCGGTTCCGGTGATATAGTTTCCATGATCCGCGCAGAAAAGCGCTTTTCCGTCTTCCATGGTGGGATTAGCCAGCAGGCGGTGGAAGAACAATTCGTCGATCAAAACGGCGGCCATTCTGCCGAAATCGCCGGAAAGTTTCATCAGAAGACCGAGGTCGTCGTTGTAAAACATCTGGCGGGAAACGGTCAGCATTTTGCCGTATGTTTTGAGCTGGTTGGTGGCCTTTTCTTCGGCGAGGGTCGCGTGTTTGATCTCTCCGCCTTCGGTGACTTCTTCCATGCTTCCGAGGGTGGAAAGGCGGAAGCGGTCGGATTCTTTAAAGTCGTTCAAATCGCCCCAGCTGCAAAGTCTGGTAGCGATAATCGGCTGTGCGGCGAAACTCTGAAGGGCGCGCTTGTTGGCGACGTTGCCCAGGATTCCGGGAAGGCTGGCGGTGGAAAGGGCGGCGCGGATGGTTTCATCACCGAAAACGACGGGCGTGGATCTGTTTTCCATTCGGCAGCAAAGCTCGGCCAGGCCTTTCAGGGTGATGCCGCGCAGATGGCTTCCGGCTTCGACGTTCTGTTCGCCGCAATCGCGGACGACGGATGCTTCGTCGATGCCATACGTCAGGGCGAGCGCCGCTTCGAGGCTCTTGGCGTTGACGGCGGGGCCGTTTTTGATGATGATGTTTCCGGACGCGGCGGGGATCGCTTTCGCCTGTTTCTTCAGGGCGGCGACGATCTTCTTCGTGTCTTCGGCCGAATATCCGAGGGAAATAAATTCTTCGGCGGATTCGGCGAACTCGGTTCCGCAGGCGGCCTTGATGTCGGCGACGCGTTCGGCTTCCGCCTTGGCGCGCGCTTCGATCATATTCTGGGTGGCTTTTTCAGCGGCGGCCTGAATCTGCGCTTCGGTCATGGCGGGAGCGGCGGGTTCCGGCTTGTTGGTGTTTTTCGCTTTCATGGAAGCGGTTTCGTCCTCGACGGTGCTGCCGATTTTGGCGAGGTGAGCCAGAATTGCGGCGTCGTCACAGTTGCCCAGGTTGTATTTGGCCTGGATAAATTCACGCAGATTTTTTTCCATGTGGAATACTCCTTTGTTAATGGTTGTTTTTTGCGTGGGTGATATTTTCAAACATGCCGCAATCTGCAGGCTTGTTTCGGGATCAGCGCCGACCGCGACGACGGAAACTTCGCGGAGGCGGGATTTCTTGATATGGAGAAAGGGTCCCTGAAATTCGCGTCCGTTGATGGTGCGCGCGTCTTCCGGGTTGATTTCTTCGACCGCCATGATTTCGGCGCCGATAGAAAGCTGCCAGGAAAATTTCTTTCCCATTTCGACAATGTGTTTCGCTTCCGGGGTGTCGGGTGCGATTCCGCCGGAAATAAGAATCTGTCCGCCGTTGATGGTGGCGGAAACGTCGCCGAGTTTTGCTTCCGGCTCGTTCTCGTGATTCATGAGAAGCGGTGTCTGGTATGTGATTTCCATTCCGGCGAGGTCGACGACCATTGGCAGGCGCGACCACCACTGTCTCACAAATCCGCCTGAATATGCGACGCCGTCGCATTTTTTCAGGTCGCTGGTGGCGTTGGCGGCCGGATCGACTGCTTGAATGAAATCTTTTCCGGTGGGCGCTTCTGCCGCTTTGATGTTGTGTTTCATTTTGTTTTTTGCTCCTTGTTATTCGTTGCCGTCTTCGTCGCCGGTGTCGGCGTCCGTGTCCGGATCGTTGAAATTCTGCGTTGTGTTCTGCGTTGTCAAACCGAGGCGTTTCATCATTTCAATTTCGCGTTTTCTCTGGCGCAGAACGGATTTATAGTCCTTTCCTTCGCGTGCGCATTCGTCGGCCAGGGTTGAAACGCAGTTGTTGATCCTCTTTTCCTGTGCGGTTGCTTCCTTGACCGGGTCGACGTGTTCGAAGCCGTCCCAGGTCCATGTGTGGAGGATGTCGTTTTCGTGCCGGTAATCGTTGGGGAATGCTTCGCGGTCTATCTTCTCGAATAGTTCCAGCAGGCGGTTCAGGATCGTTTTTTCGATTTCTCCGCGCTCTGCGAAAATCTTTTTGAAATAGGATTGAAAATCCAGGCGGCCGGATGCGTAATTATAGGAAGATGAATTTCCCTTTGCGACGTTAAACGGCATTGAAAGCGGGCGGGCGGCTTCGGAAAGTTTGGCGTCGACGAATGCGTCGTATGTCTGCGTTGGGTGTTCCGCCTTCATCTGATTCGCCTTCCAGCCTTCCGGAAGGGCAAGACCGGCGCCGCGGACGAGGTCGACGGTGTCCATGAATTGTAATCCGCCGCCGTTCTGTGCGCTTCCGCTGCTCTCCGGTTCGAGGTCCGTCGAAAGCAAAAAGGAAATTTCTGCGGCGATTTCTGCGGCGGCGAGGGTCGCGTTCGTGAAACGTCGGAGGTCGTTGAAAATGTTTAGTGTGGAAGCGATTTCAGAAAGTCCCCGATGCTGTCCGGGTCGCATAATGTGTGCGTAATGGATGACATATTCTGCGGAAAATTCTTCGGCTGAATCGCTGGCGATTAAATATCCGTTTTCGCCTGGATGAATCTTCCAGAACCGGTATTTCGTCGGGTTTCCGTATTCGTCGTATGAAACGCCGTCGTAATGCTTGAGCTGTCCGTTATCGTAAAATTCCGGATTCAGGCTTGCGTTGATACAATCGCCGACCTGTTCGGATTCGTACAGGGTGACGGTAAACTTGACGTGTGTCTTCAATTTCGGATTTCTGCCGATTCTGAAAAAGACCTCGCCGTCGCGCGCTTTTGTGATGCGTGCGATTTTCAGTTTGTTGGTCAGGCCGACGGCTTCGGTCCATTGCCGCCAGCGCATTTCGCGGCGTTGCAAATTCTTCCGGACCGTTTCGTCGAGTGATTCGTCGGCGGTGTCGGCGACAAAAAGCTGAAGGCGCGGTCCGGTCCCTATGGCTGCGTCTGCCAGGGTCTGAAGGATGCCGTCAGCGTAACCGTTATTTGCGCATTCGTAACGGGCGCGAGAAATAATCGTCTGTCTGACCGATTCGTTCAATGCTGAATCGGCGGCGAGATAATCTGCGTTTCTGTAATGCCTGGCTGCTTCCGGTCCGTGATCTGCTGAATCAAACCGGCCGACGACCGCGAGGTGTCTTTTAGGTGGTCTTTTCGCGTTCATCTTTTTTCCGGTCCCTGGGTTGTGATTTTTGCTGCGCCACAGCAGCCGAATGCGTTTTTAATGGAAACGCCTGCGCGTCTGGCGTATTTGATCGCGTCTATTTTTTCGGCAGGAGTAGGCATTACGACGGTTTCGCCGTCGTTGGTGTATTGCTTCGGCTTGGAAAGGTCTTCGAGAAGGCTGCTTTCCGCCTGTTGAATTGTATCGTCTGCCATTGTAAAAACTCCATGATTTTTCTGTTCTATTTAGTTTTTACACCGTGACGAAAACAAAAATGTAAAAATGCGCAGAAAAAACCTGTTTTTCCCTGCGCCTGATTTTTCTTATTTTGCGGAAAAATGGCGTCCGGCGGAATAATGATTTCCGGATGCGGAAAAATGGCGCGGTCCGCCGGAATTAGGAACGGCGGCCGGTGTTCTGGGCGAAAATGCGGCGATTCGTGAAAATCCGTCTGTTTCGATCCTGCAGCCGAGTTCGGATGCGGCGACCATACATCCGACGATCCCGTCCAGCCAGTGATTTTCGCGGCCGGGTAAAAGTTTCCATATATCGACGGTGCGTCCGCGTCCTGCGGTCGGTGTGCTGATTTCGGAAGAAAACTGTTCTGCGAGAAGGCGGTGCTGTTCTTCATCGCTTCCATAAATGGAAAGGCTGCCGGGATCGGCGGCGGCGGTGAGCAATCTTTCCCGGAAAAATGATTTCCAGAAATTCGTGTCGTATAGAATGTAGCGGATTGACCGTTTTTTTCTGACGTTCGGTATGATCCAATTAAAGCCGACGCGGTCGCCTTGATTCTTTCTGTATTCGCTGAACGGTTTTTGCGCTGCGGTGATTCCCTGACCTTTGCTGGGAAGGAGGACGGCTGCGTGTAATGATTCGCGGCAAAACTGATAAACGGTTTCCGTGGATCGTCCCCAGCCTGAATCTACGAGGCAGCGCTCGATGCGCATTTCTGCGCCGTCTTCGCGCCGCCAGATTCTGGAAAGGTAATCGTCTGTCAAATCCTTCAATGAAGCATAAAGGGCGGCTTCCAAACCGAAACCGGGATGAAGGCTTGAATATGTTGGCGAAGCGTCTTTCAATGAAAAATATCGTCGTTTCTGGTCCGGGAATGCGCCGTAATCAACGACCCAGCCGGTGAAATTCTGTGAAAATGCGGCGACGATCCAATAGAGAAGATTTTTCTGGACGTCGATAAACATTACGACGCGTTCTGCAGCCAGCGGGATTTCTGCGCGCGGGCGGTTGTTCATCTTGTCCCAGACCTGCTGAACAGTGATCTTATCGACGGCGCTCTCGTCTTCGTCCGGGATTGGCTGATTCTGATATTCTGAATAAAAAACTTCCTTATCCCGAATATAAATGTTCATGGCGTATTGAATGGCGGAGGCTTCGTCCGGTTCGTATCGTTCCGGCCAAGAAGAAACGGCGCCTTTATCCATTTCGGCGCGGTGCTGAATATAAAAATCGGTGGCGTCGGCAATACTTTCTTTTTCGCGTAATGAATCGGCCCAGATTTTTGCGTATGTCTTCCATAATTCCATATTTTCGGGGAAATCCAAAAGAAGGCGGCAGCGCTCGCCTTTCCACTCCGGGTGTTTTTCGCGGTCGAGAATCTGGTCGGCGAGGTCCCCCGGCCGGATGACGGTACATGGCATAACGCCGGAAATCTTGACGCCTGGTCCTGCAAGTCCGAGGATCGTTCCTGATACGACCTTGAGCCTTTTCTTGTTCTGTTCCGGAGAAGCGGCGGATTCGTCTGTTTGCGGGTCGTCGATCAAAACGAAATCGGGGCGCATTTCGGAGCCGTCTTCCGGTCGGAAAACTTTTTTCCCTCGGACGTTGCCTGTGATGCCGACGGACCGGATCGTTGCGCCGCTGGCCTTGCTTCCGTCAATGGTGGGAAGGGTCAGGTCGTCGGTCCATGAAATGCGCGTCCGCTTTCCGCAGCAGGTCTGTCCGGCGCAGCGGTTGTTGATTCCTTCAAGGCAGCGGACCGGGTAGCAAACTTCAGGGAAATCTTCGGCGAGGAGTTCGTTTGTTTCGATCTCCAACTTGATAACGGCGAGGATTCCTGCGGCGGCTTCCTCGGTAGCGCCGACGATAACCGGAAAATGCCGGTAACCGTAAAATGTCGCCCAGATTGCGGAATGTTCGCAGATTGTTGTCTTCCCGGTTCCGCGCGGCATTGCCAAAGAAAAAAGGCCGCCTTTTGTCAGGGCTGTTTCGATCTTTTTAATGACGAGGCGGTGATCCTGGGACCATGGCATAAAAAACGCGGTCGGGAAATATGTTTTCAAAAAGCGGCCGAGGTCCGTTCTGCATGATTCGCGGCGCTGCGGATTTTCGACTTTCGGTATCATTCCAATATCACGGCCGGATGTTGAAACCTCGGATGACCGGCGCCGGTTTGCTTCCTTTATTTCGTCGTATGTGCGCGGATGCGTGATTTTTCTTTCCTGCGCTTCGATTTCATCGAAAAGCCAGGCCGCATATTTGAAAAGATTTATTGTTTTCGCTTCCGGATCGCCTGCGATTCGGTAACCGGCTTTGGAAAGGTGCCGGTTTGCCTGATTGTCTCCCATGACGGAACCTAATTCGAGAAAACTGTTCAGGTTCCGTGTCAATTCGCGCGGGGATAATTTGGTAATGTTTGCCATAATGCGAATGTCCTCACTTGCCGTGCTGGTATCGTTTGACGAGGTATGCTGTAAATTTTATCAGATGAATGGAGCCGTCCTGATTCGTCGGGGCGCCGTCCTGGATCATTTGCCGGATCGCGTCTGCGGTTGCAGTCGTGCTTCCGGATTTCCGGAGGAGTTCCGCCATTGTTTCCGGTGTCAATGCCAGCGGCGATTGTTTCGGCTGCGGTGTGTTTGTCGTCATTGTTCAGGGTCCTGCTGTTCGTCGTCTTCCATGTCCGGGAGTTCTGTGTCAAATTCTTCCGCCGGGTCCGGTCCCGGTGTTTCGATTTCCGGGAGCTGCGTTTTGCTGAAATCCTGATAAATTTTGACCATTTGCGGGACGCCTTCGCGTGCCATTTTGACGACGGCCTGGCGGATTTTCAGTTTACTCTGTAACTGGCCTTTGTGGTATCTGGCGCGGGCTTCCGGATTATTGACAATTTCTGAAATGTCGCATTCGGCAATGATCGCCGTTTCGTCGAGAGGCATTTCGGCCGAGCCGCAGTCTTCGATTGCGTCTAACTGTTCGTCTGTCAACATGGCTTCACCTCTCCGTTTGGTGTTTCAAAAAATGACCGGAGCCACTCTTTGTGATAATCGTAAATTTTCGGGATCGTTGAAATACATCCGCACTCCAGCGTCTGGTTGTCCGTATAATTCGAGGAAGAAATTACTGATACCTTGAAAATATCGTTTTGATCTATAAATCCTTTGGCGTGAATCCTGGTATATGCGACCTGCGTTTCGCTTCCCAGCATTTTGATCGTTGAAAAATTCCCTGACTTGACCATGGGATGCGTAAGCAATTTCATTTCCCGGATCAATCCTTTTTTCTTGAAATTCCGGATTCGCGCGGCGGCCTTCTTTCCAAACGACCAGGAAAACATAATGACGGATGCGTTCCACTTCATCAATTCGAGGACGTGTTCCATGATGTTATCCATTGACCAGGAACCGTTTGACGTGAAGAAAAATGAAAAATCCTTTTTCAATTCCGGCAGGACCGCTTGAATGTGCTTTTTTCCGGCGTCGCTGGTCTGCGTTTCCATTCGTTCGATATTGCATGTCCAGGCCTGGTTTTTATCGACGGTATAATTTTCTTTCGTGTTGAATAATGGCATTCGTTTTACTCCTTCGTGATTTCCGGCGTCAATTCGCGCCAGTTACATCCTTCCCCGGCCGTAAATTCCGCCCAGCGCTTCCGGATGACGTCGCAATAATGCGGATCGAGTTCCAGGCCGAAACAAACGCGGCCGGTCCGTTCTGCTCCAATCAATGAAGATCCGGAGCCGAGAAAATTGTCGAGGATAATTTCGCCGCGTCTGGTGCTGTTCCGGATAAAATAGACCAGAAGGTCCACCGGTTTCATTGTCGGGTGTTCCGCGTTCCTGCTGGGCTTTGGAAATTCGACGACGGTAGTGATTTCTTCGACGGCGACGGCGTCCGGTTCAATCGTGTAAATTTTATTTCCTGCTTTCATGGTATATTTTCCGTCCGGCTGCAACTGAAGCGGGTTCTTCTCAATGTTCCGGACCGTCGTCTGCTTTCTATCTGCAAAGAACCGGTGTGGTGCGCCGTCTTTCCATCCATAAAGCGCCGGTTCGTTCAGCCACTGGTAATCCTGGCGGCCCAGCGTGAAAACGTTTTTGATCCATTGAAGGACCTGTCTGATTTGCAATCCGGCCGCCTGCGTCGCCTGCCTGAAGGCGAGACCGTTGACGTCTGCATGAAAAATATAATATGCTGCGCCGGGTTTCATCGCTTCGACGGCGTTTGTGAATGCCTGGCGCAGAAATTTGTCGAAGGCGCCGCTGTTCATTTTGTCGTTTTCAATCGTTAATTCTTCCTTTGTTTTGCCTTTATATTCAACGTTATACGGCGGATCAGTAATCCATAAATCGGCGAGGTCGTCCTTCATGACTTTTGAAATGTCGGCCGCCTGCGTCGCGTCGCCGCAAAGGAGCCGGTGTTTCCCCAGCTGGTAAATCTTTCCGCGCTGGCTGTCCGGTTCTTCCGGTGCGTCCGGGATCGCGTCGGGATCGGTTCGGCCGTCCTTGACCGGGTCTTCTTCCGCGAGGATCGCATTCATTTCCATTTCGGAAAAACCGAGCCGGTTCATGTCAAAATTTGCGGCCGTCAATTCGTCGATTTCGCATTGAAGGAGCTGTTCTTCCCATGTCGAAAACTCGCTTGTCCGGTTGTCAAGAATGCGGTATAATTTGACGCGGTCCGGTGATAAATGATCCAGCGGAATAATCGGGACCCGCGTCAATCCGAGCCGTTTCGCCGCTTTCAGCCGCGTGTGTCCGGCTGCAATGATTCGTTTTTCCATGCTTTCGACGGCGATTGCATTACACCAGCCGCATTCCAGAAGGCTGTTCGCCACCGGTTCGACGGCCGCGTCATTATTCCGCGGGTTGTTGTCGTATGGAATTACGCTGTCAATCGGGACGACGTGCTGAAATCCCTTCAAACTGGCTTCGATCAAATCAAAACCGGCCTTTTTGCTTTTTTCGTCCGGATTCTGCATTTTTTTACTGTTTTCATTCTTTTTTCGCGTCATTTCGTCCGTTTTCCTTTGTTTTTCGTTAATTTTTTGACTTTTTTTGTTTCCGGGATCGCCTGGGAAAAGAAAGTCTGTGTATGGAATTGGGTCCTTCCCGCGCTGTCTGGAGAAAAGATGTCTCTGGTAGTACCTTCGGGCCTGTCCCCCAGGTTCGGTCCGTTTCCGACCGGCCCCCTTTGAATGTCCGTCCGTCTGGCGGTCGAACCTTTTTTTCGTCGGTCCGTCAGTTTTTCTTTTCGATCCGTCAAATCCGGAACCGGTCTTTCGATTCCGAATGCTTCGCGGAGCGGGTCGAGGTACGTCCTGGCGATTCCGATTATTTCTTTTTGTGTTGCATGAAATCGCCGAGCGACCTGAATCTTGGTTAATCCTTCGGCAATGAGCAGCCAGCAGATTCGTCTTGCTCTCCGGTTCTTTATATGCAGAATGAAATCCCGGATGTCGACTGAATCAATTTCCGTTGATGGCGGCGCCGGTATGTTATTAAGAAAATCTCTTTCAGTCATATTGCCGAGGACCTTTATCTGCATTTGTGATTATCAGATTTTTATGTCTGAAAATACGTTTCTGAATGTTGATTTTTGCAGAACGTAAAACGATATTGATAAACGTCTTCGGCTGGCTTCTGGCAGGATCGTATTTCGCGGCGCGCTTGGAAAGAAAGAGGAACATATCCTGCATATAATCGGGTACATCCTGAAAACTGCGTGTCTTGACTGCAATCTCGACGGCGCGTGCTTCTGCTGTTTCCTTGATGTATGCCCAGTTATCTTCTATGAAATTCATGCTGTCCGTTTCTTTCCTTCCGCTTCTGGCTTTGTTTGAATAGTATATACACCAGATTGCATTGACGGAAATATACGGCGTGATCTGAAACGGCACTTGCCTGGCTTCCTCACGCGCGCGACGCGTGCGCGCCGCGACCGCTGCCGTATTTTTTGCCTGTTTTTCGGCTTTTTTTGTAACATTGTGTTTTTTATGTCTAACCCCCTCTTTTTTATTATATTTTGTGCTTAAAAGGTGGTTAGTAAAAGGGTTAGTAAAATGTTCGACAAATTGTCCTTTTTGTCTAACCCCTGTTGTCGAACGTCTAACCTTTGTCGAACCTTTTGTCGAACCTCTCTTTTCTGTCATTTTAAGCCACCTTTCTCGTCAAGGATTCCCGGCGGAAGCCGTTTGATTTTATATTTTGTTCCCGGTAAACATGCCGGATCGTTAGATGTGATCCAGCCGCGGTCGATCATTTCGAGAAGAATCTTTCTGCGGCTTTCGGATGTCGTGCCGGTATGATTTGCGTTCCGGGAAATGATCTTGCTGCTGACGCCGTCTCCCCTGTCATATTTGGCAATAATGGAAGCCAGGCGCCGCATGATTTTTTCCTGTTCTCTGCTGAAGGCGGATTCGTCTTCGATCTGGGTAAGCATATTTTCGGCGTGGGTAAAAAACCACTGTGTCATTTTTTCGGCGTCGGTCCAGTGCCGGTCCTTCAGGAATACATAATCGCCTTGTGATTCGCCGCTGTTGTTGATCGAAAGCATAACGGCAAATCTGGGCAGATATTCATTGACCAGCCTGCGCCAGACCGGGTGTAATTTGTCCGGCGAATACTGGCGGAACATGGTTGATAAATTATGTCCGTATCCTTGCGGGACCTCGACGATTCCGTGTTTTCGCTGGAATGTCTGGAGAATTTCGTGGAAGCGCTGCATGATCCGGCTTGTATTGATTCTGGCGGGATCGCCGAAAAATTCGGGCATTTTGCAATAAAGGAAGCGTCCCATGAAACCGGATGCTATATCAGACTTCCGGACGTATTCTGCAAAAATTTCCGGCTGGACGTTGGCTATGATATTCGGGTAGCAGTAATCGCATTCGGAAAGGCCGCCTTTCCCGCTTCTGCTGCTGAAATTATAGCGGAAAAATCCTTTTGAAAATGCTTCCGTCAGAAAACTGGTTGCTTTGTGCTGCCAGTGATTCTCGTCGATCCAGTTCATAAATTCGGAAATTGAAATCAGGCCGTTTGGTGTTTTTTTCAATGCTTCGGAAATACCTTCCGCGCTTCCTGATTGTCCGATGTTCCAGCCGTGGCTTGTCGTTACAAGGTCGAGTAACTGGCCGATGTCCTTTCCGCTGGCTGAATTAGCGGCGAGAAGGGTGTAAACATTGCAAACCTGGCCGTTTGCCGTGTCGATCCGGAGGCGTGCCGCCTGTGCGCCGATTGCCGGGAAATCGTTTTTTGTTGCGTCCGGGACGCCTTCTCCGGAAAGGGCGCAGCCTGCCGTGACGATTGCTTTAATCAATGCGCCTTCCAGCGGAAGCTGCGGGATCGTGACCGAGCCGTAAAGGTCCGCCATTTCGCCGAGAAATGTTCCGTCTAAAATTTGCCGGATGTCGGAATTTTTGATTTTGCGCCAGGGCGCCGGTTCTTCCGGTATGTCGTCGATTTCGTCGCTGTCGTCTGGGAATGATGCGGCGGCCGGTTGTTGTTTTGTGATTCTGGCCGCTTCTGCCGCTGCTTTTGCCTTTTTCTGTTCGCGTCTTTCGCGGTCCTGTTTCTTCTGCAAAAAATCCGGTTCCAAAAGTTCGCGTAATTTCTGCCAGTCGTTACCTTTGCAGCCGTCGTGATGGCATTTGAAACCGATTGCGCCGGATGCCTGCTGCGTGATGATCGCGGACCGGTTCCGGTGTTCCGGATTGAAAGGGCAAACGGGAAAGATCCATTTCCGGCCGTCACGCCAAGTCTGCGGCCCTTCGATGTCCGGACAATATCTGCGCAGGAATGTCTCCAGATTAAATTCTTCCGGTTGTTCGGTGACAGGGTCCGGAAGGTCGATATTTCCGGCGTTTGGATTTGCTGCGGCCGGATCGCTGACCGGTGTCTGATTGTCGGCCGGGCTTTCCGATTCCGGGATGTCGGAAAATCCTGCGGCTTTCCGGAGGAGGTTTGTCGGGACCGGTGTAATCTGTTCCGGCCGTGATATGATTTTCGCCGTTCTGTGCGGCCGTTCCGGGATGTCGTCGCCTTTGCAGTTCCGGCTTCCTGGAAGCCTCCATATTCGCGCCGGGTTGAAGACCGTCTGGTCGATTTTGACGGCCGGGCTGTTACATGGCTGGAGATTCTTCAATATCATTTCGACGAGGCCGTTGTCTTCGCCTGGTTCGTCGATTCGGAACATCAGCTGCGCGCCGTTTCCTGAATCGGTGACCACCGGTTCCGGAAATCCCATTGAAGCGAGGCCGTCTTTGATTTCCTGCGCTTTTGCTGCGGCCGCTGCGTGTTCTTCGTCGTTGCTGCTGACACCGGATGGCCGTTCCGCGTCGCAGTCAATCAAAAGCCAGCGGCGTCGCGGTATGTCTTTGTCGTTGGTGGTAACATCTGCGCGGTCGGTGCAATCGCGGAGCCGGTTTGCTGCGCGCGCCAGGAGCGCCGGGTTGACCGGATTCGCTGTAAAATATGCGCCGCGGTAAATACGGACCTTCTCGATAATGTCAGCGGCCGCCTTTTCGATGTGCTGAAAATCGTAATATCCGGAAACGGTATGCGGATTCCGGTAATTCGGCGTGACTGCGTCGAGGATTCTGATTTCGAAGACGTCGCCTTCCTGAAAAAAATACTTCAGGGCGTTGATCGTTTCTGTTTTGTCTAATACGTTCATTTCTGGTTTTGTCCTTTATTGGGGATTGTGATTCCGAGGTCGTTCCAGCGGAACCGGCCGACGTAATTGTGATCGTCGATATAAAAATCGGCGTAAACTTTGCGCGGATTTGATCCGCCCCATTCTGCGACGCGTTCCGGTAAATTGTCGTTGACCGTGTCCGGATGAAGGCCGATTCCGGCGAGAAAGTCAAGGGCTTCCTGAAGGAGGCGTCCTTCTCTCATTGTCAATAAAATCCACCGGGTGTCCGGTTGGTCCTGAATCCATTTGCAAAGGTGGATCGTTTCGTGGATCGGCTCGCCGATTGCGGGCCACTTCTCCGTGACCAGCGTGCCGTCAAAATCGAAGGCAAAAATTTTCATGTTAAATACTCCCGTGTTGGTATTGGCTGAATTTCATTTTCAAACATAATTTTCCGCCTTTTACGTTTGCGAATGCTGCAAAGTCTTTCTGTTCCTTCGTCGGTTTTATTTCGTTCGTAAAATCGCGGTAAGGCTGGGCGAATGGCGAAACGTCGAGTTTTACCATTTCGCGGAGGCGTTTTTCTGCGTCTGCGATTTCCTGAATCAGTAAATATACGGAAAAACTGAATTTTCTGTTTCCGCTTTCCCGGATCAATGAAACGGCGCGCTTGACCGGCTCGATCTGCGCGGATGTGTCGCAGGCGAACCGTATAAATCGAATCCATTTACAGGCGGCGAGAAGCCTTGCGTTCTTTGGTGTTACAAGTCTGGCGTCCAGCGCCTGGTTAAAATCTACGGCGATTTTTTCGCGTGCTATTTTTTGGAGCTGTTCTGAAACAAAATCTTCCGGCGCTGCTAAAAAATTATTATCCATCAAAACGGCTTCTTTGCGTCCCTGGGTGATTTCTTCAATCGTCCGGACCGGCTTTATGGCGCCTTCCTTTTTGGGAACGATACACCAGGGACAGTTCCTGATACATCCGCGTGTTAAAAATCCGAATGCCTGAAGGTTTCCAGTCTTGGGATTCCGCATAATTTCATCCGGATAAATTGAAAAATCCGGTTTGAAATTTTCGATTTCGTCCGGTAATTTGACCAGCGGGTCGTAACCGGTCCCGCCTTTGATCGGTTCCGGATCGCGGGCGGAATAATCGGTATAATCTGGCGAAAACGTGAAAACCTTACTTGCGAAAATTTTATCCGGGCGCGACCATAACGGGGAATACCAGTCCACCGTGTGTCCGGTCGCCTTGTAAAATCCTGCAATTTTGCAAAGCGCCAGATTTGGAAAATGGTGTCCGTCGACGTCGATCAATGAAATTTTCATTTCGCGGATTCCTCTGCGTCTTGTTTTTCCTGCTGTCTGTTGCTCCATTCGAGGCCGATTATGTAGGCTGTATATTTTCTTTCCCGGAACATTTCGACGAATTTCGGCGGCGCTGAAAGCATGGTTGCCAGCTCGGTGATCTTCTGGGCGTTGTGCTGAATCTGTGCGCCGTTTCCCATGGAAAAAGTAATCGTCCGCATAATGTCGAACGTGTTTCCTTCCCGGATCGTCGTTTCGTCCTTTATGATTCCGTTTGCGGCCTTTTCGACAAATTCCGCGTATTGCTGAATCGCCTGTTGAATGTTCCGGATGTATGTTGTGTATTTCATTTCTGGGTGTCCTCCGGGTCTATAAATTCGGTTTTCCATGCTCTGCAGGCGTTCAGCCAGTTTTCCTCTGACATTCCGTAAATGGTTATTTTCCTGCCTTGCTTGATCGGCTTTGCCGCTGTGATCTGATTCCAGTAATTTGTCGGTGTTTTTCGATAAATGACCGTTTCGCCTGCTTTCAATAATTCGATCATTCGCCGGTAATCCGTGGAGGTTCTGTATGCCATTTTTGCCGGTCCTTCAATCGTTGAAATTTTCGGGGATGAAGCACGCGGTTGCTGCTGTCCGAAGGCCGTATTTCATGGCGTGTTTTCTCGTCAGCCGGTGGTGCGAATAAATACGGCGTTTGATTTCGTCCTTGCTGTCCTGTGCCTTCAGGGTAAGTTCTGCGCCGTCTTCCGGTTTGAATCGTTCGACCTGGTCGTCCGTCATGAAGAAAAACGGCCAGTCGTTGCGGATTTTGTCAAGGTCCGCTTTTTTGACCCAGATAATCCGGTGTTTTGCTTCTTCTTCCTGAATCATTGCGCCAAGGTATTTCTGATATGTTTCCTTTGGATGCGGATAAAATTCATCCTTCAGGATTTTCTGAAATCTGGAGTTCAATGCTTCCGGCCGGAGGCTGTTCGTTGAAAGCCGTTTTTTGATTCCGTTTACGGAATACAGGGCGATTATAAAAATACATCTCGGACAGCACCGGGTCCCTTCGTCGTTGATCTCGGAAAGGTCTTCGTCCGGGTATTCTTCGCCGCAGGTAGGGCAAACGGTCAGGGTGCTTCCGTTTTCTTTTGCCAGAAGATTTGCGAGTTTTCTGGTATTGATTTTCGCCGCCTGGGTGCGCGGGATCGTGATTGAAAAGCGCCGTGTAGTCATTTTTCAATGTTCCTTCCTTTTTTTCTGCCGGTGTTGGTGAATAATAATACATTCGGCCAGAAATACTCGCACTTTCCGGTGTTCGGGTCCGGTTGAAATTCCGCGTATGATGTATGATTGAATTTTGCCATATCCTGCGGAATGACAAGATTCAGGGTGCTTCGTCTGCATTTTGCCGCGTGTCGGCACGTTTTATTTACGCAGAACGTGATGTCGTAACTCATTTTGATTTTTCCTTTCCTGAAAATTCCTGTTTGATTTTTCTTGCTTCCTGAATGGCCGATTTTGCGAGGATTTCGCATTCTTCGGCCGTGTGTCCGCCGTTTCCGATGATGACCAGCGCCTGAATCAGGATCGCGTTCATACAGCGGAAAAGATCCGTCATGTTCTGCGGCTCTGTGATGTTTTGCTTTTTCATTGTTCACCGTCTGAAAATTTCGGAAAAAAGGTCTTCTATTTTATGCAAATTCTTTTCCTGTTCGCGTCCATGTTTTTCGCCTGTTTCGTACGCATGGAGGATCAATGCGCGCAGACTGCCTGCGGACAGTGTGATCGGTTCCGCGTTCAGCTTTCCGAATGCCGGATTCTTTGCGATAATCGCGGCCAGATATTCTTTCGCGGAAACAAGGATTCCGGAAAGAAAATTGTTGTGTCCGGTTCCGGGCAAATTCGCCGCAAGTCTGGCCGCGCGCTGGAACGTGTCGGATTTTTCGACCGTTCCGGTTCCGCAATGCGGTCCGATCATTCCGGCTTCGTCTTTGAAATCCTGCGCGTCGTATTCTGCTTTCATCGGTAAACCTGCCGCAGTTATACTTTCCGGCAAGTCGTAAACTTTGAAATTGTCAATTTCCATGTTGTTTTCATTTCAAGAAAAATTACTTTTTCAATGCGGCAAGCATTACCTGCAATGCGGCATTTGCTTTGCTGATTTCATCTAACCTTTTTTCAAGTCTGAAACATTCTCTTGTTTTCAAAACAAGAAAATTAAAAAGGTTTGTTATTGAAATGCGATATAAGCAACCAGCGATTTTATGAATCGGTAAATTGTTGCTTTGAGCGTTTAGTTGCTTAACTTCCTGTACTGAAATTCCCAGCAAAGTAGCAACTTCATTAAGGGTTAAAAAATTTTCTGTCTGTTCCTGTTTCATTTTTTTACCTTTCAATTCCAAAAAATACAAGTGCGCTCGGAAAAGGTGCGCTGTTCTTCGATCCGGAAAACTTCAATCGGCCGCGCAAGAAAACGTAATGCCATTTTGTGCAATAGTCCTGCCACCACGCTGTATCTACTCGCGCCGGAACTAATGCAACCGTCAAATTGCCTTTTTGCGCTTCTTCGTCCGCTTTCCTGATCCAGTCGCCGATCTTCCGGCCGTATGGCGGGTTCATCCAATTTGCCCCCCCCCCCACGTTTGCACAAGGCCGTTTTCCTCTTTTGTGAAATACTTTGCGCAGAGGTGATTTTCGCGGCTTGCCGCAACATCGCATTGAAAATGAAACATTCTGTCAAGCCGTGCAAAAAGTTCCGGCGGCGTGTTCCAGTCTTCTGTTGCGCTTGAAAACAAGGCTTTATTCATTTTTTGTCCTTTCTGTTGTATTTTTTGCAAGCCTTCTGAAACTCGGATGTTTCGGCCTGCGTTTTGATGTCTTTCCGCTTGGCGACCTTGCGAATGAATGCGTCCGGCGCGTCCATAAAATGAAAACTCAACGTGTCAGCCGGTGCATCCGGGCAAATCGGCAAAACGCCGATACTGATTCCGTCCGTCCGCAGGAACGTTGCGCCGATATTCCGGTTCTCCTGAATGTAATCTTTTTCAAATTCCATAATCTGCGCCGCCGCCTGAACACAGCGGATCATCGGCCAGGTGCTGTGGTTCTCGATCTTGACTTTTTCAATCGTCATTTCTGCGGCTCCCTTCCGTGAATCTGCATGTCGAGCAAATCTTCAATCGGATCGCGCTTTTGCCATACTCCGGCCGGAAGCGGCGAAACGTCAAATTCCGCGCCGAAATTTTCAATCAGATTCAAACTGAAATCGGCGGCGTTTGCCGTGTTGATCTCCTGCGGCCGGATCGCGGCAAACTGCGGGAACTGCTTTTTCAATTCCTCGCCGCAAACCTTTTGCGCGCGCGGTATCTGGTGCGTGAAAATTGAATCGTCCGTCATAAAATCCAGAATGCGGTATGCGTCGTCAATGCTGCCGAGCATTTTGCCGGTAATCATGGAAACAATCGTAAGGGTTGAAAACTTCATTTGTCGCCGTTCTCCTGTTTGATAAACTCTGCCGTCTTTGCGCGGTTGCAAAAATTGAAACACCGGCCGGTGTTGTCAATGTCAATTTCTTTCAAGTCGCAGGAACATTCGCCGGAATAACTGCGATTGAAAAAACAATTCGTTGCAAAACATTTCACCGTTGAAATGTCCGTTAAAAAAGCCGTCGCCTGAACGGTGATTTTCTGATCCGGCCTTTTGCGCTTAATCCATGCAAAAAGATTCATTTTGCCTGTTCCTCCTGTTCGATTTTTTCTATCTGAACGCCGATCCATCGCATGACGTTCACACACATTGAATTTCCGCAAGCCTTGTATCTTGGCGCGTCCGGACAATCTTCGGCGGCTTTCCCCTTGTAAGGAATGCGCGTGTAATTATCCGGAAATCCCATTAGTCTTTCACATTCAAGCGGTGTAAGGCGGCGCACCGTCACGTCCGTAAAATCTCCGGCGCAAACTCCCATTAATCCGGAACAGTTCTGCGTGTATGCAAGTTCTTCCTGTGCGCCCACACCGTTTGGTCCGTTCTGAATCTGTCTTCCGATCAAATTTTCCGCAATCGCCACGGCATGGTGGTGTGCCGTTTGAATTGTCGGGCATGGATCGCCGTTGTCTCCGATCCCGGTTGTCTGCCTGTCGCCGTCTTTTGCGTCTTTTCCGATAATCATGCTGTTAATCGGATAAACTTCCTGCAATATAGGCAAATTATTATTGCCTCCTTGCGGTCCTCTTGTAATCGTTGGTGATACTTCTTTTGTTTCTCTTGGTTCGCTGTCTCGTCTGCAAACGTCATAACATTTCATTTCCTGTACCAGTGGTAGGTTGTTTCCTCCTGTTCCAGCTTTGGCGTTTAACTGGGGAGAAACGCCTTTTGCAAGTTCTTTGATACGGCAATCTTGACCGTGGTTTTCATAACAAATCGGCGGTTGAACGCAAATAACGTTCTGCCCTCGATCCGCACACGGGCTGCTGTCGTGTCTGGCTTCAAGTGTTCCGGCAATCTCGCCATATTGCGAAACGGCTTTTTTACTGTTTAAAAGAATTGCTTGCGTGTCGTGCATACAATTCAATGTTTGGCAAACTTCTTTTTGAATGTTGTTCGCTTCTGCAATTTGGCCGTTTCCGATTGAAAACACATCCTTCCGATTTTGCAATATGCAATTTTCCTGGCCCTGATTACGGTTGACAGGATTTGCGTGTTCTGTGTTTAATATCGGGTCTTGTGCGCCGTGAAAACAGATAATATCCGGTTCGGTATGTCCTTTCATAAATCCGGAAGCAATACAATGAGGTTCTTTATATGATGTCGCCAGCAATTGCGGCGCATTCTCAATTCCGGTTTCCTGTTGTTTTGGATTGCAACACATGACAGTCATTCCGGCTTGATTCCGAATTGCTCCGTCTTTGCATTTTACGTCAAGGGTGCATGATACATCTGCGATTCTTCCTGTCCCTGCTGAAACTTGAAATGTTCTGCTTGTTTCTGCAAGGCGATTGCAAGCATTTTCGGCAAAGATTTCCCTCGTTTTAATGCGCGCCGGAGTATCCCATTGCAAGCGGTCCGGCTCAAGTAATACTTTGGCGGCACGGGTCCAGTCTCCAAAATATCCGACAACGAACACACGCCGTCTGCGCTGGGGTATTCCGAATGGAAATCCGGAAACTCTGGTAAATTGTGCGTCCAGCACTCTCCATGCCAGTCCGTATCTGTCCCGTCGATCATTGCAAACAAATCCTGCGGAGGAAAATCCTTCTTTGGGGATTGCAATTTCGGTTCCGGAAAGCAAGGATAAAAAGGTAGCGAAATCCCCCCCCCCACGGGAACTGAAAACGCCCGGTACGTTTTCCCAGACGATCCATTTACAGCCCGATTCGTAAGCAAGTCGTATAAAATCGAGCGCAAGGCATGATCTTGTTCCTCCGAAACCGGCGCGTTTTCCTGCAACTGACAAATCCTGACAGGGTGTTCCTCCGACAAGCAAATCAATTTTTCCATGATATTTCTTTCCAATTTTTGTGAAATCGCCTTCGTTCGGGATCATCCCTGTTTCCGGCAATCTCTGGTTCTGTTTGTTCCATGAATCGCGCATTTTCTTTTCTTTTTCCGTCTCGGCTTCTGCCGGATCGAAAATGTTAATCGGGCGCGTTGCGTCGTACCGTTCATGTAAAACGGCGCAAGGGAACGGCTCGATCTCTGAAAAGAAAACGGGCCGCCAGCCTAACGGCTCCCACGCAAGGGTGGCGGCTTCCACGCCGCTGCAAACACTTCCGTATCGGATCATTTGCTTTTCTCCTGATTAAAAGTTTTTCCCGTGTTTATACGGGCGTTTTGTGTTGAAATTGTGTTTTGCGACGATTGCTTTTGTAATATCCCAGCCGCGTAATTCTGCGAGGTCCATGATGCGAATAATTACGTCGGCGAGTTCTGCTTCTGCGCCGGTGTATTCCGGAATATGGGTGTCCGGCGGATTCCCTTTGCGGAGTTCTTCCAGCGCTTCTGATACTTCCGAATGAATCATGGCCAGCGCTGTTCCGTCCTCTCTCGGCGTGTCGTGCCAGCCGTGATTGATTGCGTTCTGGTGAACCTGTTTCTGTATGGAAGCAAAGGCTTCTGTGAAATTCAAATACTGTTTTTCCGTTTCAGGCATTTTCTTTATTTTCCTTCCGGTTAAAAAATGCGGCCGCGTCTTTACGGTGTTTGAAATGTCGGCAGGAACCGTCTGCGGTGATTTCCACCGTCCGGAGTTCGCATTCCAGAACGCCTTTGAAACTGTTGTTGAAATAACAGTCCGTTGCTGTGCAAAAAACGGTATTTCCGGCCGCCGGTTCTGATTGTTTCGGCTGCGGATTTTTCTTTTTGAAAAGGTCTGAAAATTTCATCATTCGCCCCAGTCTGAAATGAAATCGTCTGCGATTTGGTCTATGTCCTGTTCCCTGCGGAAACGGTACAATTTGACGATATGGAAAAGGATTTTTTCGCGGTCCGTCTGTTGCGGCTGTTCTTCCATCAGGTCCGATTGATCGCGGAAATCTTCCGGCTTCGCCGCCGGTTCTGTTTCCTGGGGAGCCTGGTCTTCCAGATTCAATGGCGGACACGTCGGGATGTCTGAATCCCGTTCCGTCTTTTCTTCCGTATTGATTCCGAATTTCAGCCATTTCAGGAAGGTGCTGTATGCCGGGAATGCTTTTCCGGCTTTGTGAAAATCTGCGCGCGCCTGAAAATATGCTTTACTGACGGAAAGATTTGTGTTTTCGCGGATCATTAAATAATGATCTGCAAACGCCTGTTTCTGTTCTTGGGTGAGTTTTGTCTTCATTTTTCGTTGTCCTTTTCGGGTGTTTGGTTTGTGATTAAAAATGAAAGCGGGAGGCCTTCGATCCATTCGCAAAAATCGCGCCATTCCTGGAGCTTGTGATTCCGGCGCTGAAAATAAATCGTTTTCAGCTGAAGGTAGTTTGTGGAAATATGCGCGGTTAATTCTAATCCCAGCGGGCATGAATAAACCAGCTTTTCTTCGTTGATCCCTTCGGATTTGCTATCCTTCATTTCGTCGAGAAAATCGTGAACGATACTGCAGCTTGTTTTGTCGTTGAAAAATGCGTTTTTGCTGTCGATCATTGCGCGGAGGCGGTGCATTTTGCTTTGACTGCTGACGATTTGCGCGAAATGATAGCGGCCGAATTGCAGCCACCACGCATTGCTTGCCGTAACATTCGCGGAAACAAGGATTCCGGAAAGAAAATTGTTGTGTCCGGTTCCTGCCGGATTTGCGGCCAGGCGGATTGCGCGTCTTATGTCCGGCTGCTGAATGTCGCACGGGTCCAGTGCTTCTGCCTGAATCGCTTGTCTTTTCTTTCTGAAATCTTTTCTGTCGTAAAGCGCCATCATGGGGAGGCCGCTTGCTGCGATTGCTTCCGCCAGATTATAAATGTTTACGTTGTCGATCTGCATTTTTTGTTTACTCCTCCTGTGTTGTTGGGTTTGTTAAAAATTGCTTTATAAGCTCGAAATGATTTGTTCCGTCGTCGTTGTAAAGCATTTCAATCGGATTTCCGATAAGTTCATAAATTGTTTTCGGGATTATCGGATGTTTGTTGCATTTTGCTTTTAATTCGACTCCAAGTATTCTCTGATCTTGAATACGAAATATGCAATATCTTCCGCCAGTTCCGACAATGTTGATTTCATACATTTTAATTCTCCTTAAAATGGCAGGTCCTCGTCTGTGAGATCTGCCGGTGTGATTGTTTGTGTTTTCGGAATGTCGATCCCGTCGGCCGCCATAATTGCGAGGCGTTCTTCGAGTTCGTCCGGGTCCATGTCCGGAAAATCGACAAAGCCTTGCTGCTTTGCCTGAAACCGGATTTCTGCTGCAGCGAGTTCGATATATCTTGCCGCGTCTTCTTCTGTTTTGATCTGCTGAAAATTCGCGCGTTCCTGGGATCGTTCCGGCCGCTGGTTGTGCTGGCTGCCTTCCGATAAATCCGCGCGCGGTTTGTCGTTCAATTCAAAGCGCACGATTTCCGGAAAGCGGTTCCCCGGCGTCGTCCGGACCGTAATCCGTTTCGGCTCCTTCAATCGTCCTTCGTTGCCGATTGCCGCGGCTTCTTTTGCCGTTTCCGGGACCGGGATTCCGCAGCCGCGTTCCTGCCACCACTTGACAAATTTCTTTCGGGCGTAACCTTCATGTTCCGGGCAGACCCACTGGCTTTGGAAATCGTCGAAGCCGATTAAATAATCGACGCGAAGCGTTTTCGGTGTTCCCGGCGGCGCGTTCCGCTTTTCGTGTGTCTGATAATAAACTTCCTTGACATCGTATTCTGTTTCGGAGGTTTCGGTTGAAAGAATGCCGTCGGATGCGGCGTGTGTGCCGTGATTCAATTTCATTTCTTCGCGCGGGATTTCAAATCCGCAATCAGGGCAGGTCCGGTATGATGCCATAAAAACGGCCTGGCAGTTCGGGCACTCGCGCATGGGCGGAGCGCTGTGTCCGAGCTTGCCGTTTGTTTCTGCGACGTGGATCATGTCCACCGGGCCGTGTCTGACGATGTTGTCGCCGTAATCCAGAACGAGGCAGTCCGTCTTTCCTGATTCCGGCGAAAGGCGGAAGCCGCGGCCGACCATTTGGTAATAAAGGCCTGGGCTGTTCGTCGGCCGGAGAAGAACGACGGTGTCGATGTTCGGCGCGTCAAAGCCGGTTGTCAAAACGGCGACGTTGACTAAAAATTTCAATTCCGTTTCGGTTTCTCCGAAAAGGTTTTTCTGTATTTTTTCGCCTTTGAATCTGGCGAGCGTCGTCGATCTGTCCGCCTTTTCCGTGTCTCCTGTTACGATTCCGCATTCTGCGCCGGTCCGGTCTTCGATCTCTTTTTTGATATGCTTTGCGTGTTCGACGCTGGTAGCGAAAATCAAAACTTTTTTCCGGTCCTGGGTGAACCGGATAATTTCGGAAACGGCTGACCTGACCAGTGTGTCATTATCCATTTTTCCGGCGATTTCTTCCGGGATAAATTCGCCGCCGCGGATGTGTAAATCTTTGAAATCTGCGCGGTTCTTTCCTGCCTTGCTTGTCAATTTGGAAAGGAACCCGGCGACGATCAATTCGCGGACGCTGATTTCGTAACAGATTTCATTCAGGATGTTTTCCGGCTTGCAAATCAGGCCGCCTTTCAATCGGTATGGCGTCGCCGTCATTCCGATAATACGGACGTTCGGATTTGCTTTTTTCTGCGCGTCGAGGAAAGTTCTATACATTCCTTCCCCGTCTGGCGGAATTAGGTGCGCTTCGTCAATCAGGATCAGGTCAAACGTGCCGAGTTCGTCCGCCTTATTATATACGGATTGAATCCCGGCGACGATTGCCTGTTCCTTGGTGTCCCTGCTGTTCAGTCCTGCGGAATATATGCCGATTTTCAAATCCGGGCAGAAAGCCTGAATCTTTGCGGCGTTCTGTTCCAGGAGTTCTTTTACATGAGCCAGCAGAAGGCAGCGGCCGTTCCATTGCGTGACCGCGTCGGAAACGATCTTTCCCATGACGGGCGATTTCCCGCCGCCGGTCGGGATCACGACGCACGGGTTTGTGTCCGGCCGTGTCCGAAGGTGATAATAAACGGCGTTGACTGCTTCCTGCTGATATGTCCGCAGCTGAATCATTCCGGGCGCTCTTTTTTGAATGGTTCAATTTTGAGATAAATGAAGCCTGGTTCTGCCGGTTCCATTTTCTCGGCGGAAAGCCGTTTGATGAAAGAATCATCTTCAATCAATCCGGCTTCGGTGATCGCGTCGAAAAGGCATTTGAAAATGTTGTCGATGTCCCGGCGTCTGCGGTCCGGTGGGTAAAATTCGACGGTAACCGAAACATTGCCGGGTATCGTTGAAAGGTTCCGCTGTGCTGCAATCATTTTCAGATTTTCCTTGTATTTTCTTCCTGCGTCTGAAATAATCGGGAATTTCATGCCTTTAATGGTCCGCCGGTACTGATTTTCTGAAATCGGCACCGGCAGTTCCAGTTCGATCATTTGCCGCGCTGCCAGGGCGGTGTAGTCGGTGCGGCCGCAGGCGCCGCCGTTGCTGCACTTCCCGGATTCGCTGCGCCGCCGTATGACGGCGATTCTTTGGGCGTGAATCCTTTAATTTCGTTTTTTGCGTCGTATTCGCCTTCGGCCGGGATCAGTTTGACCTTCGCTGTGCATGGAAGATTAAAAAGTTCCTGCGGATTTTTCGCGCCTGGCAATCCGACCGCGACCTTGAGGGCCTTAATTTCCCGGCGGGCGATTTCCTGCGTCTGTGAGTTCGTATGCCAGAGATTGTACGACTGGAAAATCTTTCGTCCTTTGTATTCGCCGGAAATGACTTCAAAAGTCAATTTCAAATAAAATCCGGTTCCGGCTCTGGTCGGGGTTTTGTCGCTGCAATCAACAAGAACGACCTGATACTTTCCGGCCGGGATCGCTTCCAGCGCCTGTGCCGGTTCGAGATTTGTGTCGTCATAATCGAAAACGTTGTTAGCCATTTTTTAATTTTCCTTTGCTGTGTTGTTGTTTGTGGTGGTATAATTTGCCTGCCAAGCCTGAACAAATGCGTTCCAATCGAGGGGCAATTCGTCCGGAAGGCTGTATCTGTTTTTCCCGACGTAAGGTCCATCCTGTCCGCTGTTCCCGGTCAGAATAATTCTTTCGCCGCCGTCGCCGCCGATTTCGGCCGTTCTGGTCGTCTTCTTGTTGAAGCCGGCGTCTTCCTTGATGACGCGGACCCGGCGCGTCGCAAAAAATACGGCGTCCGTGGATTCGACGAGGATGTCCGTTGCGCGTTCGTACAGTCTGGGCGCATATTGCGTATATTGTCCGATTCGCGGGCTGAAAACCGTGTTTTCGGTGCAATGGCCGACCAGAATGATGTTCATGTTCCGGGTGTCGCGGATTTGGCGCAGAATATCGAAGATTTCCTGCCAGGCGTTGGTGTATTCTTTGTAGCCTTTTCCGTATCCGCCTTTTACGTCGAGGATGTTGGAAACTCCGAATTTTTCGCAAATATAGGAGAAAAGCATTCTTTCGGTTGCGCTGATTGAATCAATAACCAGCGTTTGAAAATCGTGTTTTTCGTCCCTGATTGCGAGAAGGATGTCCCGGACCCGGTTGTATTCCGGCGCGAGGAGTTTCTGACAGTCGATTTCGTTCAAACCGTCTTCCGTATCAATGAAAAACGGTTTCGGCGCGTGGGCTGCGAATGTGGATTTTCCGACGCCGGGCTGACCGTAAATCATAATAATCGGCGGTTTCGGCGTTTTTCCGGATGAAACGTTGTCTAAAAGTCCCATGATGTGAAATCCTTTCGTTTTAGATGTTGAGTGAAAATACTTGCTGTTTTTCGTAACCGGTGGGCCAGATTCCCTTTTCGTGGCATTCCTTCATTCTGCGGATCGCTGCGACGTTGATCCGTTCCGCCGTTTCGAGTTCCGCGTCCGGAATGATCCCGTAACCGGAAATATGGAAATCTGTTTTGTCGACGCCGATCAGGTGGCACTTGAAATTCTGGCCGGTTGCCATTCTCAAAACTGCGCGATAAAAAGCCAGCTGGAAAATATAACCGAATGTCCGCACGTCGCTGTCGAAAAAATCCATGTCCCGGCACGTCTTCAGGTCAATGATTCCGACGGCTGGGTCGAACCAGTCCATTCTGATTTGGCACGGGATTCCTTCGTAAATTGCGCGGACCGTTCCTTCCGGCCTTCCCTGGCCACTTCCTTTCAAAAGGGCGGGGATTTCCGGATGGTTCCAGATACTGTTGCGCATGGCCAGCATTTCTTCAAAATCGGCCGTTCCGATGATGTCTTTCACCGTTTGTACAGAAAGCCAGTCCTGATATGCTTTTGAATCTTTGCCGAAAGGTTTTCCTGTTCTCGGATTTTCCGGGCCGTCCGAAACGGTAAACCTCGCGTTGAATGCGTCGAGGCCTTCCAGAATCAGGCAATGTGCGGCGCGTCCGATCAAAAATTCCGGTTTGTCTTCTTCGATGACCTGACCGGTCTGTTTGGCGTTGAATTTGAACGGGCTTTTTCTGAAATCGGCGAGCCTGTGTGATGACAAATACTCACCGTTTCTGCTGCGGCTGTGGTAAATGTCTTCCGGTTCGTCAATAATACATGAAAAATCAATCATTTTTCAGCGTCCTTGTTTTCGTCTTTCGGTGCTTCTGCTTCCTGCTTCGATTCTCCGACCGTGAAATCTGCGGCCGCTTTCGCGGATGCAAATTCCCAGACTTCGTATTCGTCGCCGGGATGCTGAACGATAAGCGTAAGGTTGATGTCTGCCGGTTTGTAGTCCACCAGCTTCTGTTCCGTGTAACCGTCTGTGATTTTCTTGAATTTGGCTTTCTGTGTCAAATTCTTAAATTCGTCGCCGGTTGCCAGGGCGCAGGATGATTTGTTTCTGAAAATAAACCGGTGATCGACGATTTTGGCGCCGATCTGGTTAATGAAAAGGTCCTGCAATTCGTCGGATGTCATGTTGCAAACGCTTTCCGTTTCTTTGGTGTCGCATCTGATAATCGTTTTTTTACCTTCCTCCGGCGTGTGATACAAAACTTCGCATTCGACCGCGCGGTATTCATATCCGAGGCGGATTTTCTTTGCTGCGTCCTTCTGTTTGCTCTTTTCGACTTCGATGTCTGCTTTCTTCTGGGCCGTGGATTCATTGAGCTGCTGTTCGAGGTCGCTCTGTCTCTGTTCCGAAAATGCCATTTCTTTGGCGATTTCCTTCAATTCGTCTTCCGTGAAATAGCACGCGAGGTCTTTTTTGAATTTTGCCATTTTGTGAAAATCCTTCTGTTAATTTTTGCTGATTACACCGGCCGCGACCAGTTTGTCGATCAAATTTTTCATTGTGTCGAATGTCGCCAGGAAGCCTTGTGGCGGCATGATGATCGTTGCGACCGGAAGCTGTTTCGGCTGGTCGGTTTCCTTGTTTTCCGGCTGAAGGCTGACAAAGTCAAACCGGATCATGCTGCCGCAGAAATGCACCTGATTGACGCCGTCTGCAAAAAATTCTTTTTTCTCCATGATGTGAAATCCTTTCGTTATTTGTTGTTTTCGTTGGGGATCGTTTCGGCAAATTCATCCAGCGCAGATTCCAATTCCGCAAAAAGTTCCGTAATTTTTGCGTGTTCCTCGGATTCTTCGTCGCGCTTGCTGATTACGTTGTCGCAGGATGTTAAAAAATTTCGTTTCCAGCGGACCGGTTCTTCCGGATTCCGGCGGAAATACTCCGCTTCGATTTCCTGACGGAATTTGGTGACGTGTTCTGCCAGCGCTTTGATCTTCGGTGTGTTGGCTCCGATTCGTGCGCCATTTTCCAGAAGGCCGGTCAATTCAAGAAGCCGCCTGTGCGTGGTCTTGATTTCGACGTTCGTCAATTTTGAAATTTCGTTTTCCATTCAGAGGATCTCCTTTTCTTCGGGTTTGGTGATCTGAAATCCTGCCATATACACCAGCTTGTGAATGGTGCAATGTTTACAGGCTTCCTCGTCCATGTGGTGCGGGCAATGGTCCGCGCAGCTCCTGCATATTGCGGAAAACAAAAGACCGATTTTGTTTTTGTTTTCGTCGTCCACCGGCTCCGGTTCTTTCTGGTTCTGGCTGTTTGCCAGATTTACCAGCTTTTCTTCGAGTTCTGTGTTTTTCGCCTTCAGAACGTCGTTTTCGTTCTTCAAAGCGTCCACCGTTTTGGTGAGTTCTTCCTTCGTCATTGTCTTGACCTTTCCTTGTTATTGGTTATTGTTTTCGGACGTTGTGTCCTTGATTTGTCCGTCTTCGATGATGACCGTTGCCTGCGTGTCGCCGACGATTGTTCCGATTCCCTGCATTCCTTTTTCTGCGAGATATTCGGAAAATTCGTTTAATGTCTCGGCGTCCATCTGTTCGAGGCCGTCGATCAAAACAAAGCCGCATCCAGGTTTTGTCTGCATACAGATAGCCGTTGCGACCTTCAATTTTTCGGCGCCACTCATGCAGTCCCAGCGCTGGCCGCGGTATTGCAATTTTGTTTCTTCGTCGATCTCCAATTCCGGAAGCGGAAGATTCGCATTTTGAAGGATCGCTTTGCGCTGCGCGTCGATTTCTTCCAGTTCTTTCGTCCTGTCGGCGCTTTGCTGTCTGGCTGTTTCGATCTGTGAATAAATGCTTTTCCGTTCCTGATTTGCGCGGACCTGCGCGTTGGTGGTGTTTGCCTGGTTCATGCGTTCCATGATTTCGGCTTTGATCTGCGAAAAATCCGCGCCGCCGGTCAATGCGGCTTCCATGTCGGAAAGTTCTTCCTGTTTGCTTGAAATAGCGTTTTCGATGCCTGTTTTCTTGGTCTTCAGCGCCTGAATATCAAAATTCAATTCATTTTTACGCTGTTCAAAACGTTTTTTCAGATTTTCTTGCTGGCGGACGTATTCGGCTTCGAGGGCTTTCATGTCTTCGCTAAACCGCGTTTCAATTCCGGCCAGCTCGCCTTGTTTCGCTTCGGTCTGCTGTTGGTTGGAAATACTTTCGTTTTCCAGCCGGTTGAGTTCCTGTTCTTCCCTGGTAATCATTGCGCGGTGTTCTGCTGTTTCCGCTTCGGCCGCGTTTGCCTTCTGGAGTTCCGCTGTCAAATCTTCGATTTTGATTTCTTCGGCCGGTGCTTCCGGATAATTCGGCATTTCGTCGAATTTTACTTGAAGGCGTTTGATGTCCCTGTTTACATCCGCGCGCGTTTCGCGGATTGTTTCTGCTTTGCTGTTCAAATCTGCCAGCGCCGTTTCTAATTCCGGAAACATATTCAGCAGCATTTTTGCCTTTTCCGTTTCGCTGGCGTTAATGAATGTTCCCAGATTCAATGCGAATTTTGAAACGATTGTGTTCAGAAGCGTCTGATTGCCTTTCATGCCGCGGGCGTCTGTGATCCGCAAATCTGCATTTTTGCCTTTGCGCTCCACTATAAGTCCGTCAATCTCGACGCGGATCGTTGCGGATTCGTCGCTTTCCGTATTATTGACCGATGTCGGGCGGAATGCGTCGCCACCGAGGGCGTATGCAATCGCAGAAAGAACGCTGCTTTTTCCTTGACGGTTCCGTCCGCCGAGAATGGTCAGGCCGTTTTCATCCGGGCGAAACTCGATCAATTTTACCCGCTTGAAATTGGAAACCTTGAGGCCGGTGATTTTGGCTTTTTCTTTTTCCATGATTCGGATGTCCTTATTTGTAATCGTTGAAATCAAGAACGATTCCTTCGCAGAAAATCTGTTTCGGCTCGGTCAAATCAGAATAGATTTTGAATTTCGCGGCCGGAAATCCTGGAGCCGTAATCTGCCACCAGGCGTTTTTTGCGACGTCGATCTCGATAATCTTCTGTGCTTCGAGCCACTGCTGATAAAAAATGCACTCGGATTTCTGCTGCGTTCCGCACGGGTCTTCGCGTTGGTCTAAAATTACGCCTTTCGTCGTAATCCGGATCGCGGTTCCGTCGGCGGCGTTAAATTCGCGTGCTGCGGCTCCTGAAAACCACAGTTTGTCCTGTCCTTCTGCGTAAATGATGAGAAGGCCGTTTTGTTTCGCGGCTGCGGCTTCCTGTTTGACCTTTTCCGTGAATGCGGAAATCAGGAGACCGTTGAATTTCGCCGCCAGTTCTTCTTTGTTCGTCATTTGTCCTTGTTTTCCTTCTGCTGTCTCTCTTTGATCTTTTCCGCCTTCCGGTGAAGGATCGAACCGACCTGTTTCCGGAAAATGCGGCCGGATGTTTCAATTCTGCGACGGGTTTGTTCGGAAATATCCGATTCCCTGCAAAAAATGATTTCCGTTTCGATCTCGACTTTATTCATTCGGCGACCCGGCTGAAATGTTCGTTGTCGTGGATTTCGCGGATTATCTGCGCGCGTTCCTCGTTTGCATATTCGCGGCACGCCTGGCAAGTCTGCCGGTGCTGCTTCTGGGCGATTTGCTGCCAAAGGCCGAGAATGTAACCGAAAAATGTTCCGCAGAAAAATACTGCTGCAATGATTCCAAAACCGATTTTTTTCATTGTGTGCGCCTTTCTGAAAGTTGTCGAAATTAGTCTTTAATGTCAAAAAAAGAATACAGCGCCATTCTGATAATCAGGGCGCGTCCGCAGTCCGCGTGCTTCCGGCTTGCTTCGTCGATCTTTTCGAGAAGCCAGGGCGGAACATCGCAGGAAATCTTCGTTTTTTCCTCCTGTTTAACGGTTTGGTCCTTCAGGTCTTCCTTCTGGTCCTTGTTCGTGTCTTTCGTGTGATCTGCCATTTTCTTTTGTCCTTTCGGGGTTTGTTGTTTATGCCGGGGATTTCCCCCGGCGGTTGGCTTTTATCGTGTGTAATTGAATCTTTCGCAGAGGTAGTCGATATTTTCGGCCGCTGCTTTTTCTGCTTCTGCTTTGCTCGTGAAATATCCGCTTTTCATCTCGCAGGGCTTTCCGTCTTCCGTCATAATCCACCGGAAATACCTTGTTCCGTAAAATCTTTCGGATTCGATTAAAAATCCGAGCTTTCCGAGCTGCTGGTTGAATGCCATTCTTTCGCGTCCTTTCTGATTTTTGTTGTCGGGCGTTATTTTGTCCGTCTGATATAATTTAGACCCGTTTCGACTACTTTGCAAGCGCAAAAAAGAAAAAAAACGAAAAAAAATCATCTTTTTGCACTTTTTTGTTGATTTTTGACCCGTTTTGTGGTATATTATCGACAAATAAAATCTAATTGCGAGGTGAAGAATGGATTTCAAAAAAGAATTTTTGCGGGATCGCCGTATTTATTGCGGATGGTCGCAGGAAGAATTTGGAAAACGTGTCGGCGTATCGAAGCAGGCGGTCCAGAAATGGGAAAGCGGCGAGGTCGTTCCTCGTGAAAAGCGGCTGCAAAAAATATCCGACGTGCTGAACGCTCGGATTGCCGAATTATCCGGAGAAGGAAATCTGGATGAAATCAAACCGGACGCCGTTGAATCTTTCCGTATTGGATTGATTCGGGCCTTCATAAAATCCGGCCGCCTTCCTGCTGAACCGCTGAAAATCGCACTTGAAATCATAGAAAATTATCCGGATGGCGGTGTAAAATGAAGCCACCGGTATCTGGAAAAAAATATCTCCTGTATGCGCGCGTATCTCCGAAAGGGTCCACCTGGTCCGCTGAAGAAACGTCGATTGCTGTTCAATTTGAAGATATGCGGTCTTTCATTCTCCGGCATGATTCGAAGGCGGAATTTGTCGAGGTGTTTGATGAGTTCAAATCCGGAAAAAATCTGAATCGTGGCGGCGTGCAAAGAATCCTGTCCGATCTTGACCGACGGCCTTGTCCGTGGCACTGTCTGGTCGTTTGGAACCTGGATCGTCTTTCTCGTTCTATCGTGGACGCTGTTCCGATCTTTTCAAAGCTGCATGATGCGAATTGCGAATTTATATCCATTCGGCAGGAATACCTATCCATGACCGGCGCTATGGCTCGTTTCAATCTTCACCAGACGATCTCTTTGGCGCAGCTGGAACGGGAAATGACTTCAGAACGCGTGTCTGCAAAAATGCGCTGGATCGCGGAACAGGGAAAAGTCCCGTTTGGATGCCTTCCGCTTGGATATATGCGCGCGCCTGGCCTGAAAAATACGGTTGTCATTGATTCGGAAAAAGCGGAAATCGTGCGTTCTATTTTTACTCTGTACGCTGAAAAAAAACTGTCCTTTACGGAAATTTCGGGACGTTTCCCCGGCGTTTTTCGTAATCGGCAGAATTTTTATAAAATCCTGCGTAATCCGCTATATGTTGGCGAGCTGCATTATGCGGGCGGCGTGTATCGTGCTGAATGTCCGCCGATTATTGACCGGGACCTGTTCGATTCTGTTCAGGCAATGCTTCCCGGCGGCCGATATAATGTTTCGCGTCCATGCGCGCAGAAATATGATTATTTGCTTTCCGGTCTTATACGTTGCCATTGCGGGCGCGTTATGACTGCGTATTCTGTCAACAAAAGCGGCAGGAAATACTTTTATTATAAATGCACCGACCCAGGCTGTAAAAATGCCGTTAATGCTTCCTCGCTTGATTCTGCTGTGATCGAAAAATTAAAAGGATTCGTCGAGGATCACGATTTCTTGCGTCGTTGTGTCGCTGAATACGAAGAAGAAAATTCTGTCCGGCAGGATGATCTTTCAAAGAAAATTGAATCTGCGGAAAAAACGGCCGCTGCTGCTGCTGAAAAGGAAAATCAAATCGCGGAAATGTTCTTGTCCGGGATTGTCAATCAGGAAAATGCTTCGTTCTGGAATGCGAAACTTTCGGCCGCGCGCGCTGATAAAAAGGAAGCGGACCGTGTCCTTGCGGATTTCCGATCCTGTATGCAAACGGTTCCGGAAAATGATCTGTTTCCGGCGTTGTTGAAGGAGTGTTCATCCTGGGCGGATATTCTTTCGGATGATCCTGACAATTTTGCGTTAAAGCGGAACCTTGTTCTGTCTCTGATTGATGAAATCGAATGTCTGGAACGAAAAGGGAATAAAATTCGGTTCCGGCTGCGTGTAGTTATGACTAAATGTAAAAAATGGTGCGCCCACGGGGACTCGAACCCCAGACCCAATGATTAA